CTCCTAACGTGACACGTTGAATAGATGGATGATTACTCATTATTGTTTTGAAGTAGTTTACTATGTTGTAATAAAGAACATAGTTAGTACCTAAGTTATTTACTTGTTGTATTCCCATTTGATTATAAATTTATTCCACCAAAGTATGTGTTACTCATATCAGGGTAAATTTGTGTTTGGTTACCAACTGATTCGTAGTATTCAGGTATTTGATTTGAATATGATATTAAATAATTCTGCATTCTTGTTGCGTAGTAATCAGCATTGTTCATAGCTTTTTGAAGAAGATAATCTACTTCATTTTTACCTACTGATTTTGCTGTTTCTGTTTCATGCTTTACTGCACCTTCACTTTTGAATTGTACACCAGAGAATGGAAGATATTCCACTACTGCGTACCAAATTAGTGTAGGTTTGATATGGTCATTCATTAAATCTTGATAGTAAGCATCTTTTTGTGAGAATGTACCAGCTATAATATCAGCTTGTAAGGTATCAAACAATACAGTACCTAACAAGTTCAAAATGTATTTGTCTTGTGCAGTTCTTACAAAGTTTAATAATCTATCCGCATCAATTGAACCTTGAAGTGGAGTATTTTTGATTATATCGTTACGAGTTATAAATAAAGCGTAGGCCATATCTTATTAGTATTTATATGTTTCAAAGTTTTTGTAAAAATTAGGATTACTTCTACTATAATCACTTAATGTTTCGGTTTCTATATTAGTATCAACTGCTGATGGATTACCTTCAATCTCAGCAGGATTTTCAGCTTGTTCGTTAATATCTTCTTGAACCTGGTCAACAGTTTGTCCTGTTTCTTCTGCAGTTGTTGAAAGAATTACCAATGGAGTTAATTGCTCAAAGTATAATTTAGAATCAGGGTATCCACCTTTTTCCAATGCTTCACCTAAGAAGTTAATCACTAAGTTTTGGAACGGAGTGATTGTCATTGTTTGTAAGATAGAGTAAGCTGTTTTCATTTCTTCTGATTGAGAACTAAATCCATTAGCTACAGTTCTAATACCAAACAAAAGAGGAGATGTTACTCTATGTGCAACTAAGATTCTATCCTGTGCGTAATCTGCTACATATTTGTATTTGTCATGTAGGTTATCAGTTTGAATAGTTTCTACAGTTGGTTTTCTTTCTGGGTCATCATTAAATGTTAAGATAAATCTACCAGCATTTCTAGTACCAGTAAACTTAGCTTCAATCAAATCTTCAATAGTATCTCTTTCTTCAGGAGCTGGAATACCATTGTTCATATTCATCATTACCAAAGGTAAGAATCCATTCTCAATATTGTTTAAGTGTAAGTTACTTAATTCAGCTTCTACAAAAGAGAATTGTAATGCAGGAATCCAATCAGGAAGGGAATAATAATATTTGCCTGGCGAATAGTTTTTAATCCATAAGATTTCCATCTTTTCGTTTGAAGTACCAAACGCAGGTATTTTCTTTTTATATCTTTGTGCTTTATGGTCACTCCAATCAATGCAGTAGTAATAATTTTCAATTTTCGGTTTATCATACAATTTCTCAGCTCTAAAGTTTTGAACAGGTGAATGATAAATTTTTATAATCTTAGTATGAGAATCATCCCAATAAACTTGCAATGCTGCATTACCATATAATTTTAAGTCAAAGATAGCTCTTTTAACTTCTTCTTGCGGAATTACTTTACCTAATGCTTCTTCAAATTGTGGATTTTGTGTATAGATACCTTTACCATAGATAAGGTCAGCAATACCTTCTATACAAGCCGCATTAGTTGTAGAGTTATTGTAAGCATCAGTTACATTCTGAAAGAAATCATCAGGTCCTATAATACCAACAGGAACCCATTGGTAACGTGTTTTAGTATCTTCGGTAATAACTGGGATTTCTTGTTGTGCCATATTCACAACTGAAAAGTTTTGATTTAATTTCATATTAGTCTAAGATTATGTATTCGTTATCTGTCACATTACTTACATATACATTTTCCAAAGGAATTTGATTTACATAAGATGCTTTATTTACAGCTTGAGTAGTAAATACATTAATACTACCATGCCATATTGAGCAAGTTGTATCAGAGATATATGCTCTATATTGTGAACCAACACTAGCTGATACCAATGTAGGTACTTGAGAGCCAGTGAATGATAATGTGCTTTGATAAGGATTATACGAATAATTTGACAAAGATGCTGATGTATTTGCCAAAGTGTACATATCCTGCAAATGCAATGTTAAGTTTGAACTTCCAGTAGGTTGTACTGTGAATGTCCATACGTTGTTACTAGATGAATAGTATGTTAGCATTATCTTGTATTTATCTTTTTATTTTAACAATTTTCACAACAATAATAGTGATTAGCATAAAAAAAGGGTGACTTAATAGCCACCCTTAATTTTTTATCTATACTGAATCGGAAATTAGCTTCCTTTAACGATAGTTGGCGGGTTAGTTACGGCACCAAATGGGTTACCGAATGTAGAACCAGATACGAAAGATGCTGGGAACTTCTCTTGTCCAGTGAAAGTAATTGAATAACCATAAAGGTCACCAATTGCTGCACCAGTTTGGATAGTACCACCAGTAACATCTGCACCTTCTCTTTGTCCAACTAACAATGTATCACCATTCATAGTGTGGATAAAGATTTGAGGTCTACCATAAGCCATCAACTTTAATTGAGTTGTCATCTCATTAGTTAATTTCTTCAAGTTTAATACTAATTCTTGGTTAAAGAATGTAGTACCATTATCTCTTGATGAGTTAACTGTTTCAGTATAGCTTGAGTTACCCTTTAGGTCATACTCGTAAACTGTCAAACCTGAAGGTAATGAACTGATAAGGGCATCAGATTCACCATCTGTAGATGTAGCTAATGAACCGGTGTAGTTTAAGAAATAAACTGCAGCGATACCACCAATACTATCTTTACAAGGTTCTAGTCTACCTGCTGATAAATTACAAGCCATAGTTTTAGTTTTTTTAAGTTAAGTTTTTGTTTTAATACATTATAAGTGAGAGAGGGAATTCCACCCTCTCATTATTCACTTACTTTATATTAATAGTTCTTATGGATAGCGATGTCATTACCGATACCATATTGAGTACCAGCTGTGTATCTCATAATGATTCTGTAGTTTTGAGAACCATCTAAGTTAGCCATGTCTAATACTCTTACTTCGTTATGGTCACTCAATAAACCTGTACCGAAGTATAAGTTTGATTTTTGAGCTGCTACCATAGCAGAAGAAGCAAGACCAGGACAGAATGCTAATTCAATACCATTGAAGTTCAATGGCTTCTCACCTACGTTCATTTGGTTGTTGAAACCGTTTGCACCTTGTGCTCCACCAGCTAATGCTTGTTGATAAGCCTTAACTACGTTAGTAGGTACATAAATCATCAAGTCTTCTTTTCCATAAACTTCTTGAGGAATTGCATCAACTAAAGCGTTTAACGCTGTTAATACGTTTGCAGAAGTTACAGAACCAGATACAGATGAAGTTACAGGAGCGTTAGTACCACCTGCTACAACTGAAGAAGATAATGCAGTGTAGATACCACCGAATTGTCCATTAGTAGCTGCTGTACCTCTCCAAATGCTTTCTTCAGTAGCTTGTGCTACTTTACCAGCTACATAAGAGATTAAGAAATCATTGAAATCTTTTGGAATTTCATCAAATGCGCTATAGCCCAATTGTAAAGCTTCCCAAGAATCAACGAACTCTTGCTTACATAATTCAAGGTTTACTTGAAGTTCTTTTGGTTCTAAGATTCTCTCAGAAAGAGCTACAGTACCAGAAGTTGTGAAATCACAAGAAGCATCGTTTACGATTGAATCAACTGCAATCTTTTGGATAACACTCTTAAACTTCACATTCGGCATGATTGTGATGTATTGGTTGTCCAATGTTTTAGCTGATAACAATGCTGCAGCGATGTATTTTCCTGCGAACTCTCCAGCGTAGGTTGTAGTAACACTAGGCTGTGCGAAGTTTTGATTTTTTCTCATTGTTAATAAGTTTTTATTTTATTTATAAAGTTTAGATAAAACTGCAGATTGATAATTAACCAATTTGTTTGTTTTACCAAGTTTTATGTTTGGTTTTTGTGCGTTTTCATCAATTGGAGCACCATCCAATTTAGGAAGTTCATCTTCTTCTTCCTCATCAGGTTCAACAGCTGCCATCTTCTCAGCTTTATCGCCAGGTAATGGTTCTGCTTTTACTTCTTCAGCTTTTTTACCTTCTGAAATAGTATCTTCCTTAACAGCTACCATATCATTGAATTTCTTTTCTAATTCTTCAATTCTATAAGCCATTTTTTCTACCATCTTAGCTAAATCTTCTTTATCAGAATCTTCAGGTAATGGGTTAGCAGATTCTTCAGTTGATACTTCTTCATCATCACCCATGTCACCACCAGCGATTGATTCCATTTCTACAGCTTCATCAGCAGCAGGAGTTTCAACTTCTACGTTTTCTCTTTCAACGATTTTACCGTCTTTAGTTTCTACTTTGATTCTTACATCGTTTCCTTCAGAATCTTTTAGTACAACTTCGTGCTCACCATCTGGAGCAGGAGTCTTAGTACCATCTTCTGATACAACATCTACAGATTCACCCAAATCAAAGGTTGGAGATTCCAAGATTGTTCCATCAGCTAATTTTGCGTATGTCAATTCTACTTCTTCCTTAACCAATGCTAAGTTTTGTAAAATCTTCTTTAATACTAATGTTGCATTCATAGTTTTTGTATTTAGTTATTTAACAATTGTATATAAAAATATAGTAATTTTTATCCGAATAGTTGTGGTTCAAAGTTATAAATAAATGAACCAGTTCCTACATTGAATATATGTTCAGTATAATTTCCTTCTGGTACATAAGTTGTTGTTGCGTTTGTAGTAGTTAATTTAGAACCAGAACCATAGTATCTGATAATTAATGTTCCTCTACTTCCTGCGCCACCTAACATTGGACCACCTGTATTTGTAGATGTTCCACCACCACCTCCAGCACCATATCCAGTTGCAGGAAAACCTTGTTGGTTTGTATCAGTTCCACCACCAGCTCCACCATAAGGGATTCCACCTATTCCACGTGAACTATTAATATTATTTCTTTTATCAGCGCCGCCGCCTCCTCCACCACCTAAAGCAGCGAATAATCCACTTTCTTCAGAACCTAATCCACCATCTCCGGAGTTTGCTGGTGGTGTAATAATCCCATTCTCGCCATTAGCTCTTACACCAGCACCACCACCTGTACCAGTATATAATGTTCCACCAATGTTTTGTGGACCTAATCCAGTCCCACCTAAGAATGTTACTAAATTAGATGGTGAACCATTTACAATAAAACTTCCTGTACCTTGGTTTCCACCATTTACATTGGTTGGAGTTAATCCACCTTGTAATGATACTGTTATTGGTATTTCATAAATAAATCCAGAATCCCATATTGTTAATTCAGTAGATTGTCCATTTTGTCCAGCACTTCCACTATTACCAATAACTACATTATATAATTTATTTGGTAATATGTTTAATGATGCAGTATATGCGGCTCCACTACCACCACCTGCACCAGGAGAAACACCATCACCAGCTCCTCCACCAGCACCACCAGCAATTGCTGAAAATGATGCTGAGAAAGCAGGAATGTATCTAGGTGCTACACTTGCAGTTATAGTATAAGTTGTATTAGTATCTGCTGCAAATGATGCGGTTATAATAGATGATGTGGAATATGTTGTTACACTTATTCCAACTTCAGGTATTATTAATGAAGATGTTGGGTATATATGTGATTGACTTCTTGGCCAATTAGCAGAAGAAGTTAAAGATGATGTAATATTAAACGCATAATCATATTGGAATTCAGTTGTTTGAGAACCTGTTATATTTCCAATTGATGCTGAAACTATTACATTCTCATCTTTTATTATATTAAGTGTAGTATTACTTCCTTGTGAATTAGAATAAATGCTATTTGAACCTGTAGCTAAAACTTTAACTAAAGGATTATATTCATTACCTTTGTGATGAATAATTGATGCACTTACAAAATAAATAAAGTTTTTAGAAGATGTTGTTTCACAAACTATAATACTTCCACTTGTTGTAGAAATATTACCTTCTGCTGCTGAACAGCTCACCGCACCTGTAAAATAAAATGGTTCAGTATCTGGGTCACCACCAGGCGCTGCAATATATAAAGACATTGTACATGAACCTGTAACAGGCCATTGTCCACTTCCACTTAAAGAAGCAGTAACAGGTAAATCTTCAATACTTTGGAATTGAGAACCCGCATCATCGCTTATTCCTATTGCATTTGAATTTTGTGCATTTAATGAAAATGAAGCGTGTGCAATTGCATCCATATTAGGTGCATCAATACCAACAGTTCTTTCATCAAAATCCCAATTCCACAATGCTAAGAAGTTAGAACCTCTGCTTCTAGCTGAGCCAGAACCAAAAAAGTCTCCACTACCTATTATGTTAAGATTTAGATTTAACATTGTTTATTTTTATTATTTGAATGCAAGAACGTTTCTTACTGTTGATGATGCAGATACAGCTGTAAAGATACCAGGTACGAATCCTGATGCTGATACAAATGTAAGTACTGAACCATCGTATGTTTTAGCTGTCATATTACCTAATGAACCTATGTATAATCCACCTGCTACAAATCCAAATGAAGGATTATCAGGAGTTGAATTATCAAACTGAGAACCAGAAGTTAATGTTACAACTGTACCACCAACGAATTGTGGGTTAGTAATATACGAATTTTGAGTTTCTAATTTCATATTGAGTTATTTTTATTATTTAACAATTATGTTTTGAGTTTTATTGATATACAAATGAATAGCGTGTATAAGCTTCATTTAATGTTTGGTTATTTGTTGTAAATGTATGAATAGTATAATCACCATCAGTAGTTACAGTTCCACCAGTAAATTTCTGAGCTCCTCTATATCTTAGAATTACAACTCCTTGCTTTCCAACTCCTCTACCACTAATAGTTCCTATACCACCACCACCATCTCCATAATTAGTACCATTAGCACCACCACTTCCATTTCCACCTCTTGAATAAGTAACTGAAGTGCCTGTAATAGAACTAGCCTTTCCAGTACCTCCAGTTCCACCTGATACACCATTACTTCCAGCTGATAATGCTCCACCACCGCCACCACCTGTTGCGTTATTAGAGCCTCCAGCTATTCCACCATTAGTTCCTTGTCCACTAGTTCCAGTTCCTGCTGTACCTGCTCCATTTGTATTAGCAGCTCCACCACCACCAGAGCCTCCATTAGAACCATTTCTAGAAGCATCACTTCCATTACCTCTACCACCAGCTCCACCACCTAAAGCGTAATTGTAAAAATTACTACCTGTTATATAAGATGGATATGATACTTCATTAGCATCATTCCAACCAACTTGTATCTGATATGTTACCGATGGTAATATAGTTAAACTTCCACTTAATAATCCACCGGCTCCACCACCACCACCATTTCTTGCAGGTGAGCCACCACCAACACCACCATTACCACCACTACCAATTACTAAAAACTCTGCCTGTATTGCTGCAGGTGGTGTGAATATATCATCCATTCTTTGTGAACCTAACATCACATCATTTATCAATGTATTTCCAATGTATACTGTTTGCATATTATAATCCTACTTTTGATTTAAGTGCGTTATAGTTTTGAGTTACTTCTGCAGTAGATAATATTCTATTATATACCATTACAAAACATACTTGTCCATCAGAATGTTCAGAAGAACCACCCCAGCTTCCAGCAAATAATCCATTAGGTCCACCACTACCAGCAGTACTACCTGATTGTAATAATGTACCATTTAAGAAGAATGAATATGAATCAGAAGCTTGGTCACCAGTTGCTGTGTATATTCTCCAATTAGTATCATTAGCACCACTACCTGCTCCATAAACCCAACCTTCTGCATAATAGTTTTCAGTTGTATTTTGCCATTGACCTAATAGCCAGTTGTTTGAATTACCTGCTAACATTCTACCATTACCTGATGTATCGGTATATCTTGTTGCTGACATTATAGTATGAGGACCTGTATAAAATGATGATGTAGTTATTATTATACCACTTGCTGCGGTAGTTGGAGATGAATATGTTTGTAGATATTGACCTGTATATGTTACTGATGCTCCTATTGTACCAACGTATGGTTGTCCACTTACTAAATTATACCATGTAGTTCCACTACCAGGATACGAAGCAGGTTCAGTTGAATCCATATAAATAATTAACCCATCTGTCACATAAGCTGGAGCAGAAGATGGATTCAAATAAGCTTCTGTGTACTTATCGCCTAAATATCCACTTTGTATAGGTAAATCTCCTAAAAATAATTGTACGTTTGATGGCATTTATTTACTTTTTATAAGATATTCTTCATTAGATTCAATACCAGCCATATCAATTCTTTTAGTTGGCTGTATTGGGTTATCTACTAATTTAACATCAAACTTAGAACTTATAGTATTCAATAGTTCAGTATAGTTCTCCATAGCCCAGCTATGTTCAATAACCAATCCCCTATCTCCTAACTCTAATCCTTTATCTATATACTTTTGATGTGTTTCTTTTGTCACCTGAAACACCCATCCTTGTCTTTTAATACTTTCTAACCATTCTTCGTAAGGCTTCCATATAACGATAGCATTACTACAATAATCTAAGTTTGGATAATTGTGCTTATATTCAGTCCAATATGGATAACTTCCTTCTACATCATTAATAACTTCTTGCATTAGATTATATTTCAAATCTACAAAGTTATTCTTTAAGCTCCATTCTATCCAATTAGTTCCTGAACGAGGTAAACCAAATACTTGAATTTTATTATACCACATCTTCAAAGCTTAATGTTTCTCCATTATAGCGTTTTCCAATAAGTGTTCTATCTTCTTCCATTAATGAAGTAACCATTTCAATACCTTCATAATCAGTATTTGGATTTGTAGGGTCTATAATTCTTATATCCACTACTATATTATTTTCATCCATACATGCAAACCATTTCATAATATATAATTTTTAAGGTGCTATTACCATATTAGGTGGTGGTGTGAATGCGGCCGTATATTTTGCCACACCAATGTAAATACGAACATCTTGAAATGCCTGTGTACTTTGTGATGAATTATTATAGTTTCCAATATACGTTGGCCATGTTGTACCACCATTAATTGTACTTGCGTATGTTTTTGTTGTACCAACTTGCGTACCATTCAACCATAAATACCAGCTACTACCACTTCTAACTAAAGCTACATGATTCCAAGCATTAATAGTTGGTGACCATGCCTGTCCAACAAATATTCCAGTTTCACTACCACCAGATTCAGCATATATTGATACAGTACCAGCTCCTGTAAACCAACCCATTTGTGTAGTGGTTACTTGATAAGGACGGTAATTATTAAAGAATGAACGTGTAGTTGTTGAAGTAGGATACATCCAAAACTCCATTGTAAAGCTTGATGCACCTAAATTTAATCTAGCATCCACTGTTCTAGCTAATAATGCTCCAGTAGTTTGTACAATAGCTGCTTGTCTATATCCTTGGTTTAACCATTTACTTCCATAAGTTGTACCCATAGAAGAACCAGATACAGGTTGATTTTCAGTTAAAGATATTGGATATACGTTAGCAGGTCCACCACCTCTATAAAGTGGGGATATATCAGATGCAGCAGATACCATTCCTAAATCAGGAAACATCATACCTGGCGTTGCATATCTTAAAAAAGAAGCATTAGGGTCATATCTTAATGTTGCTTTTTGTCCTGTAAATACATAAGGTTGGAATAAACTCATATTAGATAAACTTTTTAGCAGGTAATAAATACACATTTGAACTATCAAATGCTACAAACGATAGTATATCATATTGTCCACTACCAGATGTTGGTAAATAAGCTGAACCTGATATTTGTTTTACGTTTGAACTAAATGATGCCGTTGGAATACCTACGGTTTGTAATCTTAATGTCACAGTTTCACCAGCACTTGCGTTTACAATATTAAAGTGTGTAACACCATTTGGTGCTAAGCAAGTGTAATAAGTTCCTGCGTTAAAATCAATTGATGCAGTTGATGATACAATTGATGCAGATACTATGTTTCCAGCTACTGAACCAGTTATAATCAATGAACCAGATATACCAGCAGAACCTGTGAATGGGAAACCTGTTCCAGTTCCTCCACCACCAGAAGGTGCTGAACCTGTAATGATATATAATGTATTAGGGTCTTTAGGAGATAATGCTACATAAGATGCTGATGTTAATGTTACAATCTTAGTTGCTGCAGGAACATCAGTAAATGTATCACCTAAGTTAGTTACTACCGATGAACTAAATGAGCCACTTAATACTGTCAAGCTTCCAGTCACACCTAGAGAGCCTGTAATTTGTGCACTTCCACTAAATGGAAATCCTACACCAGTTCCACTTCCACCATTTAATGTTATAGAAGCTGTATTGTTTGTGATTGTAAGAGCCTGTACTGCACTTCCACTAAATTGTAAATAAGTTGCTGTACCTACGTTTGTACTACCACTTGCAAATCCTAATGTTGGCGTAATTCCAGATGTACCATTTATTCCAGATGTTCCATTAATTCCACTAGTACCATCAATACCACTTGTACCACTAACTCCGGAAGTTCCACTTACACCTGATGTTCCAGATGTTCCATCAACTCCACTTGTCCCATTTATACCACTAGTACCATTAATACCAGATGTACCATTTATTCCAGATGTTCCATTTACTCCAGATGTGCCTGATGTACCAGCAGATAAGTTTGAACCTGAAATGATATACATCGTATTAGGGTCAGTTGTACCAGCTGCAAGTAATGCTCCATAAGAAGAAGATGGTATTGTTACCACATTTGTTACTGGAGGTACAGTTGTGTATGTATCGTATATGTTTGATATAACTGAGCCACTATATCCACCTATTGATTGATTTATTGAACCAGTCACTCCTAATGAGCCTGTTATTTGTGCAGAGCCTGTAAAAGGAAATCCTACTCCACTTCCACCACCACTAATCAATACTGAACCAGTTCCATTTGAATACGATGCAGATACTCCACTACCAGTGAAGTTTAAGAATACTACTGCATTACCCTGAATGTTACCATCATCAGCTATTGTTAATGAAATAGAAGTACCAGATGTACCACCCGTTCCGCTTGTTCCATTTACGCCTGAAGTACCATTAATACCTGATGTTCCATTTATACCTGATGTTCCCGAAGTACCATTTACTCCGCTTGTACCATCCACACCAGACGTTCCATTAACCCCAGAAGTACCGCTTGTTCCGTTTATTCCAGATGAGCCGGATGTTCCATCAACTCCAGATGTTCCGTTGATTCCTGAGGTTCCTGATGTACCATTTACACCACTTGTTCCATTTACTCCGGATGTACCTGAAGTTCCATCTATACCACTTGTTCCATTTGTACCAGCTTGCGCCATTAAAGACCAATATGCTGATGGAGTTTGTGGTGTATTTCCTATATTTCCATTTTGTAAAGAAATCCAAGATGAACCATTATATTCTACTACATCGTTAATATTGTAAGTAGATAAAGCCCCATCCCATACTCCTTGCCATATAAATGAAACGCCAGATGTACCACCAGTACCATCAGTACCAGAAGTACCATTAATACCGCTTGTACCATCTATACCAGAAGTACCTGAAGTACCATTAACACCTGAAGTACCATTAACACCTGAAGTACCATTTATACCAGATGTGCCTGATGTACCACTAACTCCGGAAGTTCCACTTACACCGCTTGTACCTGATGTACCATCTATACCAGATGTTCCGTTTACTCCAGATGTTCCTGAAGTTCCGTTTACGCCTGAAGTACCATTAATACCTGATGTTCCATTTATACCGCTTGTACCTGATGTACCATCTATACCAGATGTCCCATTTATTCCAGATGTGCCTGATGTGCCACTCAATCCGCTTGTACCAGATGTACCATTTACTCCGCTAGTTCCAGAAGTTCCATCTATGCCGCTTGTACCATTAACACCTGATGTACCAGAAGTACCTGATGTTCCACTAAATACCAATGATGATGAAGGTACTAAACTTGCTACGTTAGAAGAATTACCAACCCAAACATATCCTTCAGTTAAAGAAGCTGTGAATGACTGTGAAACATTTAATGAGCCTGTTATGATTACACCCTGATTTCCAGCATCTATCTGAATGTACTTACTATCGGAATGAGCTATACTATCAACTTTTATTGTACCATCTTGCATATCCAACTCATCATTATTTCTCATAGTGATTTTTCCACCAACACTAATATCAGATGTTGTACTTATTGAACCTGTTACAGATGTTAATCCCCAAAGAGTTTGTACATCATCAGATGCATCACCTAATTGGTTTGAACCTGATGAATAAATTACCGATGATGTTTCAATTTGTACTAATAGCTTAGAAGCAGTAATATCGCCTGTTACATTGATACTACCATTGATTGTTTGATTACCATTAAAGATGTTAGAACCAGTTGTTGCGTATGAACCAGTCTTAGCTTCCAAACTTTGTATTCTACCACTATTAGAAGATATGTTTCCTTCATCAGTTGTCAAACGAGTTGAAAGAGATGATGATAATGTGTTTAGAGAAGAAGTAGTTACATAAGAACCAGTCACCGCTTGTATAGAATCTACTTCGGCTTGTAATACATTAATTTCATTTGCTATACTTGCTGATGCAGCCTGTAAATCATTTATTTCACCAGCTACCGAAGAACTAAACTGATTGAATGAAGCTGTTGTTAAATAAGCACCTTCAATTGCATTTATCTCTATTGCTAATGATGTACTAAATGCATTAAATGATGCAGTAGTTGTAAATGAACCAGTAACACTTTCCAATGCAGATAATTGAGCTTCTGCTGATGCTGTAAATGCATTCAGAGCTGAAATATCAGTTTGTGTTGCATTAACTGTGATATTAGCCACACCATTTGTCATAGAAGCTGTAATAGTACTTCCTATGAAGTTTAATGTATTTGCCACACCAATTTGTACACCTTCCTCTTGTATGATTAACGCAGCTCCACTTACAATCAATGTATTAATTTGAGTTTGGAGTGAATCTACTTCAGCAGCCAAAGATTGAGATACAGATTGAAACTCACCTTCAGTTGTCATACTATCAATCATATCGGTATTAAACTCTCTCAAACGAGTAGGAGTAATATAGCCCGTATTATTGTTAGGGAAGTTTTGTTGGTTTACATTCTCTAATTGTGTTTTATTTAATTGAGACATTTCGTATATATTTATATATTTTTATATATTACCTATATCAAATCCATCACTAAATCCACTACTAAAAGCCCCTCTCTGAGCCCTAGCACTTTGTGTTTTACCAATGGTTTGATTTTGTAATGCACCTTCACAGCAATCCATAGAGTAGATGTCAGTATCTACACACAAACAACCTCTACGTTTTGTACGTCCTGTTGCTTTACCACGTGTAGCACCAAAATATACACCTGAATTCTTTCTTTGGTTCTGATTAAACGCTGGAGTTGGCATATTACGATTTTTTATAGATTAATCCTATTCCCTGAGCCCCTATCGTTTTGTCACAACATTTAGTAGAGTATGTATTTCGGTTTCTACATAAGCAACCCATTCTACTACCTTTGCGTGGAGAACTCAACGATGGAGTTGCTTCAAGCTTTTGTTTTGGAACATAGGATGTCTTCAGCTTCATAAGATTCTTTATCTTTTAACAACTAAAGAAAGAAAAATAATACATTAAGAATTCTGAATCTTCTTCAACATCTGCTTGTGGACTAATTCCTCTGTCTGAGCTTTATCTGATTGGTAACATAAGAATAATAAACATTTTTCCAATGGTTCTTTCACCACTTCATCTATTTTTGTAATGTCTCCGTTAGCGAGTCCAACGATTGAGGAGTAAGATTTCCACTTCTTAGCAAAATTGATTTGATGTTGTGTGGTATCGCCAGTGATTCCGTCATCAAAGATTTCAGGGTAGAGTGTTGTAAGTCCGCTAACAAACCTTTGAAAAAAAAAATTGCTCCCCAATGTGCATCCATTCCTACATTCAGGAACTTATCTTTATCAGTAACTCCATCATAAGTTTTAATATCGTATAGAGCACCAGCTTTCTTTACAACCGGTCTATATAGAATACTCATTATCTCAGCCCAATTCTCATTTACTTCCAATGATTCGTACTTTGATATATCCAAATAAGCACCATAAGCCATTTGGGATAGATTAGGTTCAAACCCATACTCTACACCATCTATTTGGATGAATCTTTGTAGGGGAAGTTCTACCGTATTAAAGAAATTGTATATATCATTCTTTATTGCTATGTAGGTATCAATATCCAATTGTTGTATATACTCTACTGGAAATTTACATAAGTGATGAAATAGGCATGCTACAATAGCTTCTGGTTCATCCTTATATGTTTCCATATCCTTTTTAAGATTAAGGAATTGCTGTAAGGTTACTGCTGACCAATCATTGGGTACTTTAATTGTTAATTGTTGTTTCATATTCTATCTGCTTTTTCGGTTAATCCTAATCTCTCTTTAGGTACTGCATACATTTCAGGATTTTGTAAATCTACGTTTGTCACAATTTCAGTTTGTATAGATGATATATCTACTGTGTTAATCTTATCATGAACTAATTGTTGTAATCTTGCATTCAATGAATTCCTTTGTTGTACAGTTGCAACAAGCATTGCTTTAGCTTCTCTCAATTGTTCTAATAATACTCTATTCTGCGCTTCAGTATGGGCTACATACTTTGCCATTTCCATAAAGTCCTGTTGTGTTAAGTTTTCTAAATCTAATTCGTTATTCTCCATTTAATTGCATTTTAATACTTCTCAGTAGGTTTATTTGTGCTAAAGCATAGCATTTATGTGTATCGTTATGTGGTCCACCATCCTTTGTGTAAATCTCATGCATAGTGAAACCATTGGCAATACAATAATCTTTAATTCTCTTTTCTTCCTTTTCTAAAATTGTTTGTATATCCATATTTGTTTATTTATCTTACCCTTACAACGTACTTACCTTTTGCTGTTGCCACTTGTGATAATCTCATCATTGCTGCATATCTAGCAGCATCAATAGCATGGTTATTAAAATCCACAGGCTTATCCATCTGTCTACCGAATCTATCCGTTTCCCATTCATATCCATAGAACTCATTAACTAAGTTCTGACATGTTTTTGGAATGTTTATAGTATAGTTTTGTAGGACCTGAATACCAAAGTTAATAGAATCCTTTCCCTTTACTACCGGTCTTATATTGAATCCCATACGATATAGTTCTTCTATCAAGCGAGGTTCTGCACTATCAGCCCATATCTCCCAACGATTATCTCCTATTATTCCCCTTAATTTATCTGCTATATCTGATGTAACCAATCCTCTTTCATAACAATTCTCAACAAGGTATATTTCCCTATCCTTTCTGAATAATGATACAATAGCAGTTGGGTCATTAGAGAAACCAAAATCTATTCCTATACACACAAATTCAGCATCATCCGGCATCCAATCTACTACATTGAATTGGAATACTGCTTTATCGTTTTGTACGAATTCACCCAATCCGTATGTTCTCCATGCTTTTGGGTTAGTTCTCTCTAATGCTTTAATTGCATCTACAAGCTCTTTATTTAGGTATGGATTGTTCTTAAATGTTGTGAAGTATGCTGTACTATTCTCCAAGCTTCTAATCCAATGGTGAGGAGATATGGTAGGATTAAGCGATAGTATGATTGGGCCTGTTGTACGAATCTGCAATTGAAAGAATGATTCCTCATCTATTTCATTTGCCTCATCCAACCACAATATACTACTCTTTAATCCTCTCAATTTATCCGGGTCATCAGTTGATACAAATTTGATTTCTGATTCAGTATAGAACTTATATACTCTATCTGATATATTAAAATCATTATCACTCCACAAGCCCATCTCACTCATTATCTCTTTGAAATCTTTAAGCAGGGTTCTTTTTAGGGATGGTATTGTTTTTCTTACTATTGTCACATCTTCCTTTCCTTCCAAACACTTCACAATAATCCATTGAAGTAAAGCGTATGTTTTGCCACTTCTCGTACCACCATAGTGAATTGTTATTCTGCTAGGTGAATCATTCTGATGTTGGTATGTAATTGTAGTATTAACTTCCAGATTCATCTACTTGCTTTTGTTGTATGTTTACTGAAATTTGCTGAATCCTTTGTTCTACTTCAGCTTTCATTTCTATTCTACTCATCTTCGGCATGTGGAACTCTAACATCTTTAGTGCTAAATCAACAGCTCCTTTAGGGTCTTTCTTCATCATTTCTTCCATTATCTTAGGTAGATTATCTAGCACTTTGTTTGTAGCACGTGCAATACTCAACTTCATCATTTCAGTTGAACGATTGATAGCTCCTTTTGGTCTACCCTTACTCAATTTATTTCCAGGTTCAAATGGCATGTTTTCGTATGTTATTTAATCATTGTGATATTATTTTAACACTCATATATAAAAATATATTTAATCACCCTGTCTAAATGGATTTTTGATGTTCTCCTTTAAGTGTTTCTTAATCTTCTTACAATTAAGATATGCTGTTGATTTACTTATCCCTATTTCTTCTGATATTCTTTCGTATGTCATCTCCTTATCAAATGCGTACAACTGATATATCTTTGAACTAGCCCATATCTTTGGTACTTTCTCTAATCTTTTTAATTCATCTATTACACTATCATGTGCTTCTTCTAACCTTTCATCCGTATCGGTATCATATTCTTCTTCTATTGTGTCCCAATGCGGATTTAATTCTACATTACGTTTGTCCACTTTTATACGATTGATGAATCTTGTCTTTAAGAATGAATGACAATACATTAAGTTGAATGAATTTAGATAGTATAACTGTGGATTACATTTCTCTGCCAAATATAGATAGAGTTCCGATACTAATTCTTCTGCGGTATCTCTATTCTTAGCTATATTAAATGCACATGCTTTTAACCATTTATCATGCTGCTTATATAATATTTCTAATCTTATTGTATTCTCTTTACACTTACTCACTTTTTATTCCATATTTAATCCATTTGTACCATACTCTTTCATGTAAGAAATAGATAATCGGTTTCAAAACTAATTCTGCAAAACCTATCATACCAGCCCATTTAAGTGGAACACCAGCTAATAGAGTAAGTACTATTGTTGTCAATGTACCTACTATTCTATAAGTAATACTTTTTAATATATGTCTCTTAACTAATACCATTTCTTATTTTTGTTCCACTTATTTCAGCAATTTCATCTGGTGGTTGGTGATATATTACTTCGTATCCAACTCCTCTACCATAATTTACACTTTCAATATCAGGTATAATACTAACATATATCTTACCTTCTGAAATCTCTTTACCTAAATGTTTATGTAATTCCATCATAACTTGCCAAGCATTTAATGGATTGTTCTCATCTACTTCTACATCTCTAATTGCTATCCAAACTCGTTTTCCTTTATTGAGTTGTTGGTCTATTAACCATCTATGTCCTTCGTGCCATGTCTGCCATCTACCAATGAATAACGCATACTTCATATAATGAATTTAATAATTTACTTAATGTATCATCAACACTTTCAGCTGTTGTATCTACATCTATAAAGTTTTCCAATGGTTGTTCATAATCTAAAACTTTGTAAGAATCTCTTTCTCTTACATCATTTGTATGAACCCATATCTCTGTAATTCTATCACCCATCTTAGTTTTGAATGCTTCCCTAACATCTCTATAAGGTGATACTAAACAAAATATTACATTGTATCCTTTACTATCTAAAAATTGTGCTATGTTTTGTGCATTCACAATATTTTTAATTCTTCCTTCTTTTGAATAATCTTTATTATCAAAAATTTCTCTTAAATCATCACCATCAATTAT